CAATCACGGGGTTAAATCCATAGGAAATTACTATGCCAGATAATGAAACGCCTGTACTCGAGCCGGGCGAAGAACTAGCTCCTGTCGATGCGGTTGTCTCTGAACCAGAGGCACAACCAGCCGAAGTTATACCGGAAGCGGCACCCGAAGAACCTCTTGTCAAAGAGCCGCCTAAAAAATCCCGTGGGGGTTTCCAGGCACGAATTGACAGATTGACACGCGAGAAATACGAAAGCGAAGCCAGGGTAAGGGAACTTCAGGAACAACTGGAGTCAACCAAACCAAAGACAGCAGACATGCCTGAACGTGCTCAGTATGAGTCCTACGAGGATTATATCAGAGCAGTCGCGGCGCATGAGGCGAAGGAAGCCTTTCTATCAGCGTCCAAAGAACAGAATGAGGCTTATCAAACCTCACTCTATCAGGCGGAAGAACACAAGCTGATACAAAACTGGGAAGAGCGCAAGGAGACAGCGCGAGACAAGTACGAGGATTATGACGAAGTCACCGACGTTAATGTGCCTGTTTCACAGGCCATGATGCGGGCGATACTGGAATCAGAAGCCGGTACTGATATTGCGTACTATCTTGGTAAAAACCCTGCCGAAGCAGAACGTATTTTGCAGTTATCTACAGCGCGTCAGTTTATTGAGATCGGGAAACTTGAATTAAAAGTTCAAGCCCCGAAAAAATTAACTTCAGGCGCACCCGCGCCCATCAATGCTCTTAAAGGCAGTGGTGGCGTGGATACTATCACCCCGGATGACAAGGACGACAAGAAGTGGCTGGCATGGAGAAACAAGCAGCTAGGGCGACAGTAGCCTTAACCAGGAGACATTAAATGTCTAATACATTTCTGGTAATATCTGATATTACCCGTGAAACGCAGAGGGTCTTGCACGAACGCATGACTTTCTGTAAAACCATTAACAACCAGTTCGACAACATGGCGGTTTCGGAAGGTGGCGGGAAAAATGGCGGGGTTATGCGTATTCGCACTCCGTCCAAATATACCGTCCGTTCCGGTCGCGTCATGAATATTCAGGACACAACTGATACGTCCGTCACTTTGACTGTGGCGACGCAAACCGGCTGTGATCTGGGTAACTTCACTTCCGCTGAAATGGCGAACAGTCTTGAGGACGTATCCAACCGTTATATCAAGCCTGCCGTTTCCGTGATTGCCTCACACATTGAAAAAACAGTGTTGCAGGGCGTCACGCAAGACGTTTACATGAACGTCGGCACTGCCGGTACTACGCCTGCTACAATGACCGTTTGGGGTAATGCACAGGCCAAACTTAACCAGCAATGCGCGCCGCACGAAGATCGCTCAATCCAGCTATCTTCTGTAGCGATGGCCTCAATGGTGGATGCTTACAAGGGGTTGTTTGCACCCTCGTCCGCCGTCAGTAAACAATACCTTGAAGGTTATGTGGCCCGTAACTCAGGCTTTGACTGGTACACCAACGAACGCGGCCTGGTAGTCGCAAACGGCGCTGACGTTGCCGGTACAGTGAATGAAACCACTGTGGCCGACGGTGATGCGGAAATGGATGTCACCGGTTTTTCAGCTGCACTCGCAACCGGGTCTATTTTCACCGTAGCTGGTGTCTATGACGTTCACCCGGAAACAAAGGAAGCCTATTCACATCTGAAGCAGTTTGTGGTACTGACAGGTACGACAACGACACTGCTCAAGTTCTCTCCGGCTGTTTATGACAGCGGTGAAAACCAGAACGTGAGCGCGTTACCTTCCAGCTCTCTGTCATCTGGCACGATTACGCCGGTAGGTAGTGCCTCAACGACCTATCCGTATCATCTGGCCTACCACAAGGACATTGCGGTATTTGCTACGCAAGACCTTCCACTCCCGAAGAACCATGAAGCAATGCGGAAACGTATTGACGATATATCCGTGCGGGTCATTATGAACGCTTACGATGTGGTCAACGATACCTACGCTACGCGTATTGACGTTCTCTGGGGTTACAAAACCATACGGCCCGAACTCGGCTGCCGTGTCATAGGTTAGGAGGCTATTATGGCTACTACTGAATATATTGGTAACGGCAACACTGACGGTACTGTTATGGGTCTGTCGGCCACGGAGAAGATCGCTTTTTATGGAACTACTCCGGTGGTGCAGCCTACGGCAGTGACGACTGTGGATACATCCACGATCACGACCGTTGATACATCCACAATTACTACTGTGGATACCACCACGATCACGACCGTTGATACATCCACAATCACCGCAATGGCGGTTATGACCGCAACCACGACTGAATTGATCGTCGGTGTGAATCTGTTGATCACTGACAGTCAGCTTCAGGCTGAGACAATTAACAAACTGGTCGCTGATGTGCGCGATCATGCGTTAAAGATCAACTCACTGGTTGCAGACGCACAGCTTAATGCGGAATCAACCAACAAGTTGATCGCCGACACGCAGTTAAGCGGTGAGAGTGTCAATAACCTGATCAGCAAGTTGCAAGACCTGGGCCTGTTGGCCTGATGGGGATAACGTACAAATCGCCCCGGCTCACAAGGCCGGGGCAGTCTGTATGTATAGCAACCCCGGCCTATGATTCAATAAAGCCGGGGTATGCTTTTTCTTTAGCGCTGACAACCGCTGAATTAACAGCGAAAGGTATACCGTTTGAACTTTTAATTATGCACGGTAACTGTCATGTGGATGATGGAAGAAATTCACTGGTAACAGATTTTTTGCATGATACTCAATGCACCGACCTTGTTTTTATTGACAGTGATCTGAAATGGGACGCAAAAACATTTTTGCAACTTATAAAGCATGATACTGTTGATATTGTGGCCGGTGCTTATCCGTTAAAGTCATTTCCTAAAAAATTCCCGATTGGGAAAATTCTTAATGCACATCCTGATGGTCTGCTGGAAGTTTCTTATGCGCCTACCGGGTTCATGCGTATCCCAAGAACAGTATTTGAAAAGCTGATCCCGTCACAGACAAAACGCGGTAAAGAAAAACCAACCTACCGTTTTTTTGAACGCAGATATACAGAAAGGACTTATGACGGCGGCGACGTAACTTTTTGCCGTAAATGGATTGCAGCCGGTGGCAAGGTCATTGTTGACCCCAGACTGGTTCTGGATCATATTGGTGAATACCGCTGGTCTGGCTGTTTCCTTGATTATCTTGCCAAAGATGAAAACCGCGAATTACATACGGTGAACTCAAAAGACCCGGTGCCAGAATACAAGCCCGATCAGCCGCAGGAAAAACAGGTCGTAATACCCAAAGCCTCACCCGTGGGTAAGCCGCCATCTATTTACGATCCTGCATTTTTTGTCCTGGTTGAAGCGCTGGCGACTGATCCTGAAATAAAACACTTTCAGGCATTGGCTGATTTATGGGGCAACAAGCCGTGGGCGGCCACCGCAGAATATTGCGAAATGGCCTATAAGATGGTTGCCAATCTTAAACCCGGTCAGGTTGTACTGGAATGTGGATCAGGACTGTCCACGATTGTTATTGCTATTGCTGCCCGTAGATTCGGAGTATTACATACTGTTCTGGAACATACAGATGAATGGCAGGATCGCGTATTGAAGTGGTTTGGATCGATTAATTTGACCGCGCAATTCCCCAAAGTGAATTACGACCGTGAAACACAGTGGTATGACTTTAGTGGCGCGAAGCCTGATCTTATCATTATTGATGGGCCGCCGCGTTATCTTGGGGCTGATCGTTTATACCCGTTGAAACAGGAATGGATTGGAAGCTCTGGAGTATTGATCGATGATGCCAGTAGCAAAATCCTCGAACAGTTAAAATCAATTTCCGGCCAATGGGTACCGATGGTACTCGGTGGCCGTCCATGTGCCGCAGGCCGGGCTGGTGAAACTAATGACAACCGCGAATGATCTTATTACGAAAGCACTGAAACTGAACGGTAAGCTAGGACAGGGCCAGACGTTATCCTCTTATGATGCTGACGATTGTCTGGACAGCCTTAATGCGATGCTGGATAGCTGGTGGAATGAAAGACTCTCAGTGTATCAAATACTCAGAGAAACTTTTACCTTAGTCGCTTCTGACGATGATTATACGATAGGAACCGGCGGCCAGATTGCCACTACCCGCCCGATAAAAATAACTAATGCCTTTATCACCGCAGATGATATTGATTATCCAATGGAAATTATCACGGTTGAGGAATACGACGCGATCCAGTCAAAAACGGTAGAAAGCGATTTCCCGCTCTATCTTTATTACCAGCCGTCCTACCCGCTGGGGATTATCTATCTCTATCCGGTGCCATCGGCTACGCATACATTGAATTTCGACTCATGGAAACAAATCCAGAGTTTTGCTGACCTGACAACAGAGATGGCTTTACCGCCGGGTTATCAGCGGGCGATTGAATATAATCTATCGATTGAAACAGCCCCTTTATTTGGTGTTGTGGATATTCCGCCAGCAGTCACCAAGATTGCGATTGAATCAAAAGCGGCCATAAGCCGTATCAATTCACCGAAAATGCACACTTATGTTGACGCCGGTTTAACGTCAAATCGTGGATATAATTACAACATTAACGCTGACAGGTAATGGACATTCCGCTGTTCGGTATAGGCTTGCAAGGTAAGTCGCCGGTAGTTACCTCACAATACCGTCAAAATCTATACTACGAATTTCAGCAGGAGGCGGACAAAACCAGAGTGGCCGTTTACGGGACGCCCGGTTATGACCTGTTTGTAAACTTTGGAGACACTCCGGCGCGAGGGCTGTTTGCCAACGGTGATTTTATGTACGTTGTCC